CATTAGTGAAACTTGGAGTTGTGTTTTTAGAAGTGATTGATGTAACACCACCTTCGTATTTGAAAACTGTAAAGTCAGCCAATTTAGGAGTAGTGTCAAAAGCACCCAGAGTTGATTGCTCTGCTGCGTTGTATTGAGTGTAAAGTGTTCCTGCTGATATACCAGAACCACCATTCACAGAATCTATACCATAGATTGCTGAATGATTGTTAGCATATAGTGGAGCATCTACCACTGACCAAGCACTTGTGCTAGAATTGTATTTTTTAATAGCAACATCTGCTCCTGAATTTGGAGTGGTTGTCTTAAACCACACAGATCCAGTTGGAGCATTATTTTCTGCTGTTTTCCATTCTGGTCTGCTAGAGTGTGCAGACGTTTGGAATAGTTTAGTTCCGCCTGACCAAGTAGAAGTTCCTACTTGTACCCAAGCATTAGAACTATTCTTATAATAAATCTTATTTGCATTGTTTGTTGTATTGATTGCATAATCACCCTGTGAACCAATTGCTGTTTTTGGTGTACCTGTAGATACTGAACCAACTAGATCACTTGTTGATGTGATATAGATTGGATCAATAGTAGTGAATGCTTGATCAGTTGATGACCATTCAAATAGTCCTGGCACAGTTGATGATAAATCAAACCAATAGCTGCCATTGGTTGGAGCAGCTGACGGAGCAGTTGCACTGCCAATTAATTGTGAAAGATTGATGTTTGCTCTTAATATAAAAGCTCTGTTAGCAATACCTAAGAATGAATAAGCTGCTTGCAAGCCATATTCGTTTAGCTCATAACCATTCAATGAATTGTTTGCTGAATCTGTATAGAATTTTGGATCTCCAAAAGTCTCTGTTAATTCTCTTTGAGAAGAGATCAAATATACTGAATTTGCGTTAGCAGATTTAGTGCCTGCTGCTACAGCCGATCCTGCGCCGTTTAATTTGTCTTGTGCTGAAGCAACAATTATTAGTGGTGTTGTTCCCGCATCTGATGGTACATAGAAACTCTCGTTTATTACTGTAACTTCTACGCCTGGTGATGTTAATGCCATTTTTAGTTCTCCTTGCAAGTATAACTGATGTATTTATTGTTCTGCACGGTTTTTGCGGCGTTATATTGACAATTTTGGTGCCTATATAGGGCACGTAAATACACATATGAAACGACCCCTATGTAATACCTGTAAATCCAAGCCCAGAGCATATGGCTATAAAAAAGGCACTAAAATCTATTGGCGTAGTCAATGCGATACCTGTATACGTAAACGTAAGAATTTAAAAACCAACGGTCCTGCTCGTTGGTTCCAATCTGGGTATCGTAAAAAAACACGCTGTGAGTTGTGTGGATTTAAGGCTGTTAATGAGCAACAAATGGATGTGTTTCATGTGGATGGCAATAGGAACAATACATCAATTTATAATTTAAAAACTATCTGTTCTAATTGTCAGCGTTTAAAAAGCACGCAAGAGTTGGGCTGGTCTATTGGGGATCTTGAAGTAGATGCTTAATCATATCATCTACTTTTATTTTTAAATCTTCTAAGTTGCCTGAATTATCTATCTCATAATCAAATCGTTGTCCTATCCAATCCCACTCGCTCTGATGCACAGCTCTCTCTTGCATTTCTTTTTGTGTGGGTATAGGTCCTCGTCTAACGAGCACGACTCGGCCTTTTAATGCTCTAATAGTTTCTATTTCATTAATAAATCTTGTGTCGCTGAGCACTATTTTTCCACCTTTGTAACGAGCTGTAAAAGAATCTATCCAAATGCTGTCATGGAAATGTCCTCGCATGATTTCCGTACCCCAATATTGTAACACATATCGTGGAGTCACCGCTTTATTGAGTTTATTGCTCCAATAAGGATCTATTCTTTCTCTCCACATTCTGCTCTCTTGTGTGGCTCCTTCTAATAATTCTCTATCCCAACCAAATATTGCACTGACAGCATCTTTTAATGATTTTGCAAAACTGTCTCTTTGAAATTCGTGTTCTTTAACCAAGAACTCTGCCACTGTGTCTTTGCCAGACCCAATTAATCCTACTAATCCTATAAGCATGTAAGTATATTACAGGTTTTTTAATCTTTTTGCAATCTCTTGCTGAGTTTTTTTAACGGTGTTTAATATTTGTTCTTGCATTGCAGGTTTATCAGCAACTCTGCTCATATTTTCCAATGCGGTTACTAGATCTTCTAGCTCGTCGAGTGTTAGATCGTGAATTTTTTTAATGCCTATATTAGCCATAATCAAATATATTTAATCTGAAGTGTTAAAGAATTAAAAGATAATAAAAAGAATTAACCGATAATAAAACTAGTTGCGTTTCCGCCTTCCATATTAAGAAGAATTTCTTGATCTAATTTTTCCATCATGGCCATACCTTCTTGTTTTAATGTTTCTCCATTTAGAGAAGTTCCACCTTGTGGTCCTGCAATAGTTCCAAATTTACTTCTTGCTTCGCCTAGCATTACTTTACAAACTGCAAGAGTATAATCTCTAAGCCAAGGTTTAACATATATGTCTTTCATTAAAGTTATGTCTGGTCTATAGTTGTCTGTGTGTAATAAAACTCTCTCAGTGTCAATTCTTGGACGCTGTGTTATGGTCAAAGTCTTTGTGGCATTGTCATAATGAAATTGTATAAAAGAACCAAACATTTTTCCCACTAATTCTTGATATGAAGCAAAAGCATAATAGGTAGCCAATCCGCCGGCTGCACCCGCTCGCATAAGATAGGTGTTGGTGTAGGCTAGGTTAAATGGTTCAAATAAAGTTCCACCTTGTCCATCACCTCGAGTTCCCACAGTAGCTCGTGCTATTTCTCTAACATTGATAATTTCGTCTGGTAGAATGTATTTGTTTTGATTTTCTTTAAGATCTAGAAAAGCATAACTTTCTTCCACAGAATTGTTAGATCTCTGTCTAAAACGGTTTATGGCTCTTTCTAGTGCAACTTGGTAGTGTTTTGGGTCCAATTCCACCTCAATCATACCATCGCCTAGGTTAGTTTTAACGTATTCAAATACTTCTTGCTGTGCTGTTTGTAACTCTGACATATGGATATTTATGGCTGCTGTCTTTTCTATAAATATGGTTAGTATGCCACGTTTATCAATATACAAGCCGGAAAAGGGCAACGATTATAAGTTTTTTGATCGCAACATAAATGAGATGTTCCAGGTGGGCGGAGTGGACATCTTTTTGCACAAATACATAGGTACATACGATCAAGGTGCTACAAATAAGGACGGTCCTGCTAGTCCCACATTGCCTGCTGAAAGCACACTGGGAGAAAGAACCATACAAGATCTGCTTTTCTTAGAAAATAGAGACAGAAAATACGATGCAGACGTATATGTTATTAGAGGTATCTACAACGTGCAAGATACGGATTTTAATCTTAGCCAATTTGGTATGTTTTTACAAAACGACACACTATTTCTAACAGTGCATTTAAATGATGTGGTGGAAAGATTGGGTAGAAAACCCATGTCAGGAGATGTAGTAGAATTTCCCAATTTAAAAGACGATTACAGCCTAGATGCTAGTATACCTATTGCTCTAAAAAGATTTTATGTTATTGAAGATGTGAATAGATCAGCTGAAGGATTTTCACCCACATATTGGCCACACCTATTAAGATTAAAATTAAAAACCATAGTGGACAGTCAAGAATTCCGAGATATAATAGGAGATGCCACCACTGCGGGTTCTCTTGCAAGTTACATGAGTACCTATAACAAAGAGAAAGAAATCAACGATGCTATTATCGCTCAAGCCGAAGCAGATGCTCCCAAATCAGGATTTAATTACAAACAATTTTATGTTACACCTATAGATGAGCGAGGAAATATACGATTAGAAGGTGCAAATTCGGAAGAAACAATATCATCAGACCAACCTATCAATGCTGTGATAGACACACCGGCTAGCAGCCACTATGGATTCTATTACAACGGTGATGGCATACCACCTAATGGATATGTTGCAGGTGCAGGAACCAGTTTCCCAACATCAAATGTTAACAAAGGTGATTATTTCTTAAGATTAGATTTCTTACCTAATAGATTATTCCGATTCGATGGTATACGATGGATCAAGGTAGAAGATTCGGTAAGATTGACCACAACCAATAACAATACCAGAAATACATTTAAAACTGGCTTTGTTAATAACAGCAGTACAACCACAATCAATGGATTAACTGTGGAGCAAAGACAGACATTGTCCAATGCTCTTAAACCCAAGGCTGACAACTAATGTTGCATTTTTACGACGGACAGATTAGAAAATTTATGACTCAATTCGTTAGAGTATTGAGTAATTTTTCTATTGAATTAGGCAAAGGCAAAGATGGTGTGGTACAATTACGACAAGTACCAGTGACCTATGGTGACATGACTCGTCAAGTGGCCAACATCATTAGAAATAACAGTGAAAATGCTCTACAATCAGCACCAAAAATTGCTGCATATATCACAGCATTAGAATATGATCGTGAAAGAATGCAAAATCCTTATCACATAGAAAAACAACATCTCAAAGAAAGAAATTATAATGAGACCACCGGAGAATATGATAATACCCTAGGTGCTGGATATACCATAGAAAAAGTAATGCCAAGTCCATTTAGATTAAATGTTAACGCTGATATCTATACCACAAATACAGATATGAAATTACAGATATTAGAACAAATTCTATATCTTTTTAATCCAGATTTTGAAATTCAAAAGAGTGACAACTATATCGATTGGACCAGCTTGAGTTATATTGAGCTGACAGGAATAACATTCAGTTCAAGGACCATTCCGGTGGGTGCTGATACAGAAATAGACGTGGCGTCGATTAGCTTCAGCATGCCTATATGGTTGTCACCACCAGTTAAAGTTTCTAAATTAGGAGTAATACAAAAAATTATTATGAGTGTGTATGATGACAACGGTGGTATTTCTGAAGGATTAATAGATGGTACTCTAATATCAAAATCTTATGTAACTCCTAACAACTATGCTTTATTATTAACAGGTAATCAGTTGAGAATATTGGGCAGTACAGGCACCAATGTAAGTTCAGGTGGAGATGGATTCTACACAGGCGCTCGAGCAGAAACAACGCTGGATCCTTTTGAACAATTTGGTCCTCCAATAAACTGGAACATATTATTAAATCAATATGGAAGAATTACAAACGGTTTAAGTCAAATTAAATTAGAACAAGAAAACGGCAATGAAGTGGTAGGTACCATATCAGTATCTCCTCTAGATGAAACTATTCTTCTATTGAATATTGACAGTGATACAATACCTGCCAACACTATACCATCAGTTAATAAAATTATAAATCCATTAACATTTGATGCTAGTGTTGCTCCTGCCAATGGTACAAGGTATCTTATTACAGCAGATATTGGAGACAGCACACAATACTGGCAAGGCGGATTAAATGCTCAAGCCAACGATATTGTACAATATAACAGTGCTACTGATACATGGAGTGTGGTATGGTCAGCAGCGGATTTTGATTCCACAGTGGAATATGTTACCAATCTTAACACAGGTATTCAATACAAATACAATGGCACAAACTGGGTTAAGAGTTACGAAGGTATCTATATTGCAGGCAAGTGGACACTCGTGCTATAATAATTAGATGCAAGAAAATATCATATGTTCTGGTGCGTTGTTTTACGCAGTAAACACGAAAAGATTTCTATTTCTACAACGCAACGATGCTAAAACTCGTGGCTTATGGGGATTAGTAGGTGGACAAAACAAATACACAGAGAGTGCATTTGAAGGATTGAAAAGAGAAATTCAAGAAGAAGTTGGGTTAACTGCTGCCTTTAAAAAAGTAATACCTTTAGAATTATTCACCAGTAATGATCAAAAATTTTTCTTCAATACATATGTAATTTGTGTGGCAGAAGAATTTCTTCCACAATTGAATGAAGAACACAGCTCATATGCTTGGTGTGCATTTGAATGCTGGCCAAAAAATCTTCATGCAGGATTAAGAAATACTCTCAATAATAAAAGTATCAAAGGCAAATTACAAACTATATTAGATTTAATTGTTTAGATCAGGATACATTTTTTGTAGAGCTGATCGGTCTATCCAAGGGTACCAATAAGCAGTGACCAAATCAATGCATCGGTACACATGATTCCAGTGAGCTTCCATCCATTCTAATTCGTAAGTGTATTCTTGGAAATTGCCTGCGTTAGGATCAATTTCTATATTGGATACATGCACAGGTTCTGTCTGTGAGTACACAAAATTAGGAAAGAAGTCCATTGGATTGAACATACTGTAATTATCTAAAATAATTCAATTATATTAGTTGCTTATTTCAAAGAAACTGTCCAGTGATGTTATTAAGGCTAAAATCAACAGAGTGATTAGCATGATTGCAGACAGAGCTGCATACAAGGGCTCATGTTTCTCGTAATGATCTTTTACTCTTTTTTTAATTTTGCTTAACCAGCGATTTTCAAATTCGTTGTACGGTAACATTTTTTAATTCTCTATTACACACTGAGCCCGTTGCCGAGCTCAGTGAGTCGTCTTTGGGTATTAGTTTTTAGCTACACCGTTTGTGAAAACTGAATAGAATTTCTGAACATTGTCTTGAAATTCTTTCACATTCTTCTGAATGGTTTCAGGTTTAAAACTTTCCTGAACTTTATCATTGAACTTCTTCACGTTCTCAACCAAAACTTGAGCCTGCTCTGTGTAGTTTTGACCATTGGTTACAAAGTCATTGAATTTTTTTGCTGTATCAATGATATCTTCCGCAGTAACCACCGGAGCCTTGAATTCAGCAACCACTTGGTCACCATCTTTCTTTAGGCTGTACTCGTACTCGGCTTGTTTGATTGTGTAGTTGAACTCAGCGATTTGTTTCGCAAGTCCTAATAGATCGGCACGTATTTCGTAGCCGCTTTTTGATTTAATGTTTGACATAACTAAACTCCTTTCTGTGTGTGTGTTTGTGTTTTTGTTGTGTCAGCTATATTTATAACACAGAATTTGAGATTTGTCAACTATTTGGTAAAATTACACTATGGTTCTATGTCTAACCATGGTTACTTTAAGTATTGCTTCCCCATTGGATACTGCTTTTAATCTCACATTGTTACCGCTGATATCTGAAGATATAGTTACCAATCCATTTGGATAACTATCACCGGTGGTTATAAGGTTATACACAGTATTGTAAGCATCAGATCCGTTGTGTACCACTGCCACTTCCTGAGCATTGTATTCTCCTAGGTTAGTAGCTGATACAGTGATGAAATATTTCGCACCACGGTACGTTGCTTTTGCCCAACTATCCAGTACTTTAAATGGATCTGCTGCTGTAGGTTCTGGCAATTGCCATCTGTAAGCATTCACAATTGTGTTTCCGCCGCTGTTGCTGGTAGCACTTAATGTCACTACACCGTTGGTGTGTTCCACATCAAATGTTAGCATAGGACCAGATTTAGAAGAAACGAAACTGCTGCAAACGGCTGCAGTTACTTTTTCTGTAGCCACATATACATCATATGCTGAAGCAGTGCCTTCTGCGGCATTGTAAGCAATCACAGTATAATTTACACCTAGGAAATCATCTGAATTAAACTCGTCCACAGTTGTGGCATCTGATGTCACTGTTACTGTGTCTAATAATTTCGTATATGTTCCTAGACTAGCAGTTTCGGAGTCTGACAATCTTATTCTGTACATTCTTACATCATAATTCACTGATGTAGGAGCATTGGCTAATAATCTCACATTGCCTCCAGATACATCGGCTGCTAGAGTAATTAATGGTACATCTCCCGAATTTGTATTGTTTTGATTGTAAGGCATCACGTAAGCCACAGATCCATCATGCACCAACAGAGCTTCCACATTGGATACTTCGCCGGTATCAGTATCTTTCGCAGAAATGTAGTATTTTGCTCCGCGGAATGATGCCTTACTCCAGCTGTCAATGGTGTTTAATCCAGCATTGGCTTCTCTGAATAAGTTAGTTCTATAAGCACTCACTGTGGTTGAACTGCCGCTGGTACTAGCAGCGTACAGAGTCACTGTACCACTACTGTATCCTGCAGTAAATGTTAATTGAGTAGTATTTTTACTATCTAAACCGTGACTCGATACATAAGCATCGCTGCCGTCGGTTACTACAAAAACTTCTGATACAGAAGACGTACCTTCTGAGGAGTTATAACCTGTAACAATATAATGAGCTCCTGTAACTGTAGATGATGTGAATGTGTCTATGGCTTGTGCAGACGATCCCACAGATGTTCCGGCTACCACTTTATTGTAAGTTGAGGAAGAACCCGATGCTGAATCTTCTAATAATACTCTATACATTCTCACAGTAAAGTTTTTTTCTCGAGGGTTTTTTGCTAATAGTCGGAAAGTACTAGCCTGTATTTCCACATCAAAATCCATTAGAGCACTGCTGCCAGTGTACAGAGGATTATAAGTCACTATGTAAGGAGTAGTACCATCGTGAGTAACCAAAAGCTCAATGTTCTGTTTTTCTCCTGTGTCTGTGGCACTAGCAGAAACATAATATTTGGCACTTCTATAAGTGGATTTACTCCAGCTGTCTAATACTCTGTAACCTCCAGAGGATCTCAATAGATGATTTCTATAAGCATTTAATGTATAGCTGGTTCCATTGTAGGTGGCAGCTTTTACAGTAATAGTACCTGAAGAGTAAGTGGCAGTAAAATTTAAATGCGGATTTTCATCAGATGATGCATAGTTATAAGACACATAAGCATCCACACCATCATGAACCACAAATACATCATACACTGACGCTGTGTTCAGTGTAGAATTAGACACAGAAACTATATAATGCACACCATTATATGAAGCTCCAGAGAATGTATCAAACGTTTCTCCTGTGGTTGCTGATATTGATGTTGAACCAACCACTCCTGTGTATGTGCTGATTGATCCAGATTCTGAATCACTCAATCTTATTCTATAACTTTTTACATTGGTATTAAAATTACAAGAAGCCAATAATCTCACATTGCCTCCAGAGATATTAGTAGTCAATGTTACTAAAGGATTATTACCTGAGTATATGCTGTTGAATGTGTTGATGTAAGATGTGGTACCATCGTGGAATAATCTCACTTCTATATTTTGAACTTCTCCGTTAGCCGATGTAGCACTGATATAATATCTTGCTGCTCGATATGTAGTTTTACTCCAGCTGTCTAACACAGTAGTAGTTGAACCTAATCCTGTAGAAACCAAAGTAGCAACATTGCCTGAAGATCCAGCTGTGGTACTAGTTCCTAATCCCATTCTATAATAAGTTACAGAGTTAAGATTAGTAGCTCCTGTACCAGCTAATCTAACTTTGCCACTGTTTATATCAGCACCAAAAGTCATTTGATGATTAGTAGTTCCAGATTGACACACGTTACCTGATGATACATAAGCTGTAGATCCATCATGTAACAGAGAAATCTCTGCAGTACCTATCTCACCATTAACCTCATCTCGAGTGACTGCATAATAGAATGCACTGTTTAAAGCCGATGTTGTAAATACATCAGCAACTTTTTCATTCAATCCGATATTCGTCATCTCTCCTACTTGTACATTGGCATTAACCACAGTATTGTTGTATGCTTCTGCAGCTAATAAACTCATTGCTGTCCCTGGAGCAGATTCAATTGTGGAAGAACCTAAATTTATTCTGTGATATTTTATTGAGTTTAAATCTGTGGATCCTGTGGCATACAATCTCACAGTTTCATATGTGGAATCGTGATCTAGATCAACCAAAGAAGCCGAATAATTTACTTGATTATTATTATTTCCGGATGCTGTTACACCATGTGTAGAAATATATGCATCAGCGCCATCTTGTACTAGAGAAACAAGCGCGGTGCCTACTTCTCCACTGATCTCATCTTTGGAAACTGCAAAATAAAATGCACTATCGTATGCAACAGTGCTGTCAACGCTGTAACCATTAAATTGGTCTGCAATTTTAGTGGCAGTTGTAATACCCACTGTGTCGCCCACAGATACGTTATTGTTCACTGCTGTGGCAGAAACTGCAATGTTATTAACCACAGCCATGGCCTGTGATGTGGTCACCGATGTGGTAGTAGAATCTCCTAGTGCTATTCTAAGATAGCTGGCAGTGTTATTAGCACTTGCTCCTGTACCATACACAGTTACGTTATCAGTAGATAAACCTGCTGAATAAGTCAATTGACCTGTGGTTCCTGTGGCCACAATACCACCAGATGATACAAAAGCATCTGTGCCATCTGTGGTTACTGAAATAGAAGCAGTACCATATTCGGTTACTGTGTTGTTCAATGTGGCGGCAATATAGAATGCACTGTCATAATCATTAGCACTCCATGTATCAAATGTTCCTGGAGAAGTTCCAATGGCTTGTGAAGCATCCACAGCACCATATTGAACCACTCCTGCTAGATCCACAGATATGTTGGGATCTGATATAACAATATTGTTGCTGCCGAATCCTGTGAATGTAACCGAGTCCGCTGCTATGTTCGATCCACCACCACCGGTTAATGTTGCCCATTCCACATTGCCTGTACCTGTGCTGCTCAATACTTGACCATTATCTCCCACTGTAGTAGGATATTGTAATCCACCCAATCTCACAGAACCAGTTACATTGATACCACCGTTGATTTGAATAGCTGTGCTGTCTTCTGAACTGATGTTGGTGGTTACTAGAGTTTTGGCATTTAGAGTACCAGACACGTTCACACCATCTGTGATTTGTATAGCAGTAGAATCTGCTGAATTAATTGTGTTAACACTTAATGTGCCTGTAACTGAAGGATTTGCAATGGTAGGAGCAGATGCTCGTACAAAATTACCTGTACCAGTGCCGGTATATTCTGATTCAGTTAAATGGTAGAATTCGCCCACTGTACCACCCTGTAAACCTGCCAAACTGTCGTGCAACAGTGACAGAGGAGACACCACCAATGAAGCATTGTCTGGCCCGTCATACACATAGGTCAGTGTTCTAGCTGTGGTTGTGGTACCAAACACGATCATGGCTAATTTTGTAGCAGCAGTGATAGAGTATAAAGGTTGTGTGGATTCTGTGTTGTAGTTGGCAGCCACAGTGGAATTAACCACAGGTGATGCATTAGAAGCAAATAATTTCTTCCACACAGTACCAGCCACAGCTGACTCATTGGTGTAGCCCGATGGAGTGGTGATAGTGACCACTGTGTCGGACGATCGAGCAGTGATCTGATACAATCCCTGTGGTGTTTGTAGATATGAAGCTGTGGTATTGGTAGCTGAAGCATCGATAGCTGCGGTAGCAAATGGCGTGCCTGCGGACGCTGTGGCAGTGCGTGATGTGCCTGTGCCTGTGATGGTCACTGTGCCGGTTACGAAAGGCACTGCTTTGTATATGTAGTTCGCAATAGTGGTTGTGCCTGAACTGCTGTCCACATAAGCATGGTTAATGAATGACCAGTTACCTGCATCAATGGCTGTTCTGTTTAGAGCAGAAGTAATAACGAAAGCTGCCAATACATCTGTGGTGTTGTTGATGGCTTTAGAAACTGTCTGTTCTCCTGCAGTGCCAGGAAAGTTCTGCATGGTGATAATTTCGTTATCATTGTTAGCACCTGTGGCAGTGATTGTAGGATCTGTGAGATAGAAAGAAACTCCCACACCTGCAGAAACTGCAGCACCTGATCCGTTCACCCACTGGGTGCCGTTGTATCTTAAGAATTGATCCAGCTGTGGATTTTCTACGTCCACATCAGCAAGATCTGATAGATATGCAGTTTCTTTATATAAAACTTCTCCACCAGCTGCAAAATTAACCGGAGCACCATTAATGTTGATATTACTAGAATCATCGGTTACAATTCTATTAATAACAGCATTACTAACTGTCAATGTGTTGCCCACTTTTACTGATCCAGTTACATTCACAGAATCATCAATTAATATTGTGGTTGAATCATCACTGGATATTGTGTTGGTTACTAAGGTAGGCAGAGTGGCAGTGCCAGTTGTGGTTACATTGTTTAGATAAGCAGTACCAGTTACTTCTAGGTTGCCTTCAACATAAACTCTACCCGAAGCACTGGCCTTTAAAACAAGATTATCATCGGAACGAATGGCTGAAATATTATTACGATAAATCGATAATCCTTCGGTATTAAAAGTGTAGGCAGTTAGGTTTCCAGACACATTTACAGCATCGTTGATCTGTATTGCTGTGCTATCAGAGCTGGATAATTCATTGACATCTAAATTTTTACTAACAGAGATGGTTAATTCATCACCAATTACTGTTGTGGTGATATTGTTTCCACCTTTGAATTTAAATGTTTCACCAAGATTAACTGGAGTGCCGGTGGAGTCATCACCCACAAATGTGATTGGAGAAGTTTCCAGAGTTGAAGCAGCCGCGACCCAAGATCTATTTCCAAGAGTGTCGCTGGTTAGTACATACCCCGTTGACGATGGTACGCCTAAATCTGGTTCTGTTTCTGACAACTGTATAAAATTATACCTATCCGCGGATACCGCTGTAGGTGCAATCTTTTTTACTTTGCCGCTCTTTATTCTTCCACTACTCATTCTTTTCCTTTATTATTCGTTCGCGCTTTCTAGTATACTCAAAGTAAGTTTGAATTTACTGTTTGCACTTGCTGAAATTTTTAATTCACAGCCGGTCTGTATAACTAATTTTCCAGATATTGCTGATGCTGCATCATTTGCAGGTATAGCAAAATCTTTCAATAATTCGGTTGTTGTAGATGTTGGATCTGTCACACTAACTGTTACCGTACCAGATGTACCAGTCACGTTAGCGATCTGTGCCAACAGTACGATACCTGTGTATGATACCGGTGCTGTATAAACAGTCGCAGTTGATGTTGTAAATTCTGCTGTTACTGTTCTGAATACGTTCAATGCCAATGCCATTTTTTATCCTCCTCTCCTTTAGTTGTTTAATGAACCCTCTAGGGCTAATATGTAAGGAGTTAGAACCGCAAATAAACTTCGGCTAAACGTCCTTCCTGTTATTGTTCCTGTTGCTCTATTGAACAACAAGTCATCACCAATTCTAAAATCACCCAAGTGATCCGTGCTGGTGTAATAAACCTGTCCACTGTTTACTGAAACTGTTTCATTTGCCTGTATAGGTACTCCACCCCCTGATGGTAGAGCTGTGGTTAAAGTATCTCCAGAACCTACATATTCAAATGTGTGTCCTAGAGCAGATATTAAACTTCTTTTATAGAATGTTGCTGTAGTATTGTTAGGTATTACATTTACTACAGTCTCCAATAATACTACTGTGGATTCTCCGTTGCTGTCAGGACCAGAGGAAGAAACAATTGTATAATAATTATTATCGCCATCAAATTTCACCACGTCATTCACTGCTGGTTTGTTGGTAGACAATCCATCGATTATAATAGTATTTCCGTTTTGATTAGCACCGTTGGTCAATCCTGTGAATAAAGCCGAACCTACACCATCTGCTTTCAATCCATATGTACCGAAAGATGTGTTGGAGTTGGTGATAGAACACTGTCCTCCAGATTCGCAGAGTACACCAACGTTGCAACAGATAGTGAACAAACTCACCAGCTGTGCATAACCATTGTTTAAAATATGTACACCTCGACCACCTTCATTGAATTGTGTATAAGCATCTAACACCATGGATTTTAATCCTGCAGCATGCGAACCATCAATCCTCATACCTGTTCCTGTGGTTGTGATACTGGAACAGTTCTGCACATAAGGACTGGTTGTAATGGTGCCTGCTGATCCGTTAGGATTGAATGCAAATGCTGCTGCTGGCGACACATGGCTTCTAAAAGTAAATCCTGTCACATAACATCTATTATTGATATAGAATAAATCAGCATTAGTAGTGAGTGGTCTCACTGTGGTGGTTCTTAGATTGTCTCCCACCAGTGATACGTTTGCAGGTATGGTCACTGGGTTGGCTTCTGTGTAATCTCCGCTCTTAACAAACACTGTGGTTCCTGCTGTGGCCACTGCTAGAGCTGCTTTGATAGTTAAGAATGATGTGGCTAGAGTTTGACCGTTGTTGCTGTCTGATCCACTCTTGGAAACGTACAGCACATTGGCCACTGCAGTGGTTCCGTCAGCACTGATAACCAATACGTCACCAGTGGAATCTGATGACATTGATGTACTGATGCCTGTGCCTCCAGCAATTTTTATTGTCTCTCCATCAGAAATTCTTATGCCAGTAGAGTCATCGCCTACGAATGTGATACCTTGTGCAGGACTGGTAGCACTGATAGTTAGTGTGTCATCCACTAGTGATGTGGTTATAATTCCTGATCCTTTTACATTCAGTGTTCGTCCTGAATAGAATGATTCTGAAGTAGAATCATCATCTGCTATCGTAATGTCTGATCTTTGATATGGTAGAGCATTCCATGCTGTGGCACCATCACCGATTTTGATTCGACCAGTATCTAATTCATAGCCTGGTTCTCCAGCAGCTAGAGTAGGATTGGCTGATGTCCAGTTTGCTGATTGGTCTCTTCGTAGTCTAATTTGTGCCATTTTAAGCAGTTCCTCCATCGATCAACGCTTCGGAAATGGCATTGTACACTGAATAAGCACTGCCGCCATCGATTTCCAGCTGCGTCGAAGTATTTGTTATAGTTATCACATTTCCTAGGATAGAAGTGCTGATACCCTCTCCGCTGGTAATTTGTAGGGCACCTCCATCGGGTATTGCTGTGCTTGTAGAAGCATCATCAAAGAATGTAATACCCTGTGCTTGATTAGCACCAGTAATAGTTAGGGTATCTCCTGATACTGCTGTGGTAATTCCGCCTGACCCAATAATTCTTAAAGTGTCTCCAGAATCAATTGTGGCAATAGTGGATGTGCCATCTTCCACATAGAACGAAGTTGAAACACTAGAAAGTTGTGTGTCCACATAATTTTTTGTTGCAGCATCTTGATTGGCAACTGGATCACTCACATTAGAAATAACATTGCCACCCACACTCAATATTCCAGCAATGTTTACAGCATCGTTAATCTGTATAGCTGATGAATCAGAAGATGCTATGGAATTAATATCAATATCTTTAGGTACAGCAGTTAGATAACCTGATAAATTTGGTCCAGTGATGGTCAAGGTGTCACCCGATACTGCAGTTGTGATGTTGCTTGTGCCCGCTATCTTGAATATCTCTCCAGAGTTTACTGAGGTTCCTGTTGAGTCATCTCCAACAAATGTAATCGCTTGTGCTGTGTTCTGTGCGTCGATGTAGGCCTTGACTGCCTTGGCAGAGGGCAATGTGTCATCGCTCGCGGACACCGAGGCAAGGTCAGTGTCGATAACTCCAGCGGCAAAGTCCGCCACTTCTATGTTTGAAATGGAATTGCCCGTGCCGTTGGCGTCGATGGTCTTGTTGGTCAATGTATCTGTTGTAGCTTTTCCAACTAAAGTGTCAGTTGCAGCTGGAAGTGTTAATGTAGTAGTTCCTGCAGAAGCAGTTGCGTTAATTATAGTAGCACCAGATGTTGATCCATTTAGAGTTAATCTATCAGCATTAACATACTGACTATATGAAACTGCTGATAATGATGTTCCACCGAATGTAGAGTTTGCTTTATCATAAACAGAATGAAGAATAGAATAATATCCACCAAAACTATTTCTTGCTACGTTTGTTAAATCAGGTATTAATGTTTGACAATTGTTTAATGTTAAAAATGATCCAGCACTTTGTGTTATAGCATTAGATGTATTAGTAGCAGAGTAGATAACTGTGTCAGCAAGTTGTAATGTTCCTGCTGTTAAAGTCACTGGTGCCATTGTAATAACTGCTTTAGCCAAAACTCCAGCGGCCGCATTATTTACAGTGACAGCACCAAAATTACCACCATTCAGCACGACTGAGCCAGCACCAGTAATACTTAATGTAGATGAAGATAAATCGCATAATCTAAAATTTGTATATGCACTTGATGTTTTTGTAGTTGCTGTCGACACTGTACAATTAATAATATCAACTGAGCCTGTTGCTGAAGTTGCTGAAATAATAAGATTTGTCATCTTCAGTCCATTAACAGTACAACCTTTTGAAATAGTTAATGTGCCAGAAAGAGATGTATTTTTACCTATTGCCTCGTGTGTAGTTAAAACAATATATTGAGTATCAAGTGTGACATTTTCTGCATAATCTCCTGGATGCAATATAATTGTTTTTCTTTGACCAATAGCAGTTGTTTCGAAAGCAAGTGCAGCTAATTCTAATGCTTTAGCAATAGTCTTAACTGGGTCACCAATGGTTCCATTACCTGTGTTATCAAGAGCAACTGGACTAACGTGAATTTCTGAACTGTATCCTGTGATGTATGGACTTACAGCATCTAATTTATTACTATATGTAATTACTCCAGTTCCTTCGTTGTATTGTAAAACTCTTTTAGTTGCATATGCACTTGTACCACCACTTTGAGCAAGAGTAAAAGTTTTATTTGATAATGTGTCAGTGCTTGAAGCCGTGATGAAGGAACTTAAATTTGGTCCAGTTATTGTCAGGGTGTCTCCAGACACTGCTGTGGTTATGTTCTGAGTACCAGCAATCTTAAATGTTTCTCCAATGGTAACATCTGTGCCTGTGGAATCATCTCCCACAATGGTGATTGCCTTGTCAGTTTTTTGTGCGTAACCTGACAGATTTGGACCTGTTATGGTTAATGTACTGCCTGATACAGAAGTAGATATACCAGTAGCACCTAAAAATTGCACAGTGTTATCTAAATCAATAGCAGAAGTAGTGGAAGTGTCATCAGCAATGGTTAATGTGTTGGTTGCAGTTATTCTTGTGTCTACATAATTCTTGGTTGCAGCATCTTGATCCGCTATTGGATTTTGTACATTGGAAATAACATTGCCACTCACACTCAATGCACCAGCAATGTTTACAGCATCATTGATCTGTATGGCAGATGAATCAGATGATGATATCTCATTCACATCTATGATCTTTGGCACCGAAGTTAGATATCCGCTTAGATCTGGTCCTGTAATAGTTAAAATATCTCCTGATACTGCTGTGG